CCTGCTTTACCACCCATAATAGTGTTGTTAGATCCAGTCGTAATAGCGTCACCTGCTAGACCTCCTACGATAGTACTATAGGTTGCTGTGGTTATATCGTTACCAGCTTCAAAACCTACAGCAGTATTGTAAGTATCTGTAGCTGTTGTAAAGTTTTGATTAACTAACGTCTGATAACCAACGGCTACCGATTTACTACCTAAAGTATCACCAGTTAAAGCCCCTTTTCCTATTGCCACGTTATAATCAGCATCTGTTAATGCGTCACCTGCTCTACCACCAATTAATACGTTTTCTACTCCAGTAGTAAGAGCTGTACCTGCTAAGTATCCAACGGCTGTTGTTTCTGAATCAGCCCCAGCATTAAGAGTTTTAAGTGCTTGATAACCAATAGCGGTGTTGTTTCCATTAGCATCTTCAGTTTTAAGTGCCTCATAACCTATTGCTGTATTGTTATCACCAGTCGTAATCGCAGTACCTGCTTCGTCACCCACAGCTACGTTGTAATTACCGCCAGATGCTATTGAGTTACCTGCGTTGACACCTGCTATGTAGTTTGATGTACCTGCCGTGACTGTTGATTGCGTGCCACTAATAATCCAACTATCTGCACTCTCATCCCACAAAGCATACTTACCAGAAGTTGCACCAAAGAATTTAACGTCATGCCCAGTGTCATCTACACCAACTGTTAAAGTACCTCTTTGGACTACACCATCAGCCGATGTATCCCATAACCAATATCTGCTTGCAGTATCGCCAAAGAATTTAACATCATACCCTGTGTCATCTACACCAACTGTTACAGTGCCTTGATTGGACAATGCACCTGAGTTAGTTAAAGCTGCGGTCTGCGTTGTTCCAGCTAAGTTAACCGCTGTAAGAAGATCGTAAACCACACCACCAGAGCCTAGCCCGTCTGTAGCAATAATTTTGGTTTGACCTGCTGCAATGGCTACGTTTGCTCCACTGCCACAAGTAAATGTTAGTGTGTAACTCGTTGCGTTATACATAACCCAAGTTTTAGAACTTGTATTTGGCAGAAGTGTTACTGTACAGGCTTGACCACCACCTGTAAGCTTTAGACCAAGACATCTATCTGCGTCTGCTGCACCATCTGCAATTGTAATATTATCTGTCGAGGCGTTTGCAATGGCTCTGGTTCCCCAGGCTGTTGCTTGGCCTATTAGTTCTAAGTTTGTATTTGTTGTATCACCCCATGTACCAGATTGTTCGCCTGAACCTATTTCTTCTAGTCTGAGATTATTAACGTATGTACTAGCCATTTTGTAGTTCCTATGCTGCTATAGTATTCTTGTATTCTATTGTTTCCCAACCTGGAGTCTGAGAAGGTGTCACGCCATTGTAGCTTGAATTTTGATTTGGCACAACCTCTGCATAACTTGCGTTTTGATCTGGTGTAATTTGACCCCAAGTAGATCTTAAAGATCCTATAATTCCTGTCATACCAGTCATTTCAACAGACGCACTAGCATCTCCTGTTACTGTAACAGAGCCTATGGCGCTCGTCATTGTCACCATAGTATTTGTGGTAAAGAAGCTACCTAACGCCACTGTACCCGCAACGCCAGTAACAGAAATGTTTGCTAAACCTGTAACAGTAACAGAACCAACGCCACCAGTAGCACTGGTTCCCGTAACACCAATTACACCGTCTCCAGTAGTCGCAACACCAGTAATAGCTGTAGTAGCTGTTACCGGGAAGGCAACATTAGTGTTCCATGTTCCAGTATTCCAGCCTTGTAAAGAGCTGTTCCACCCTTGGAATGCTGCAACATTATTGATTGACATTAGGCGATCCTAATTATCGCATTACTCGCATCAGCTGTTGGAAATACAATTGTAAAATCACCAGAACTTGCTGCTTTATCTGCACCAAAGTCTAAAATACAAACACTAGGATCGCCAGAAGCTGAATCATTAAAGATCATAGCTCCTCGAACAGATGATATAGTTACGTTTGAAAACACTTCATCTGCAAAATCAGTAAACGCTGTTGTGCTACTTGTTGTTGGATTTACATTTGTAAGTGCGCCTCCTTTTGCACTATAGTTTGTTCCACTTATTTCGTTACTACTTGTATATGCAGTAGTGGCTGCCGTAAAACTTGCACTATTTGTGTACATTGCAATATTAAACGTATTTCCCCCAGAGGCTAAGAAGTTATGCTTTGCTTCCATTAACTCCTGTTTAAATGAGGTACATAAAAAATTCCCAGTAAAAGCCATCACATTCTCCTTATATATTCTGCTAATTTAGGGTTTCCAGAATCTTTAATTGCGTTATATACAGTAGTTCTATCACTTTTAATAGCCTGGTGCATATAATTTGCAACTATTGCTTCCAATTGTTTTCTGTAAGCGTGAGCTTGATCTCTAATAGCAGGTGGAGCATTATCAGAAATTCCTATAATTCTATTAACACAACGAACCGCTACTTCTTCTGGAGTAAAACCTCGATTATCAGTGGTTTCAACCGTAACAGCAAAATCGTTAGACATACTAAGACCGTTTGTTAACATCAGCTTTTCTGCCTTCTAATTTGACCAGTTCGGTATTCATCAGACACTTCTTGCGCCTCTCCAAAATTCTTTAACCTTGATATTGCTTCTGCAAACCTAGAATTATACATAGCCATAACGTCTTGTTCCCCCTTCATGTATGTACTTGCCTCAATTAATGTTCCATATAGCAATGCTATCTCTGCATTTTCACCAATCCAACTAACCGTTGTATCGGCTCCTGTAGAAGTTACAGTCGTCGTTGCTCCACTTGTTCCCCCGGTAATTGTCTCTCCATTTGTAAACGTGCCAGAAGGAACTAAGATCGTAAACGTAGTAGAACTTGGAACTTCTTTTATCGTAGAAATAACACCACTTGTTGCTCCAGTAATTTTTTCGCCGTTTGTAAAGCTCCCGGTTGCCCCTACTGTTAAGGTTAGTTGACTTTCAGTTAAACTAGCTGGTCGATAAAAGTAACTTAATGTCGTTGTAAAAGATGCATTAGGAGTAGGTGCTAGAACTAAATTGTCCACATCAAACTGCGCGTAATACTTTGGCGTACCTGTAGTAGCAGGGTTGGGCGTGTATGTTTGCACATAATCTAAATCCTTAAACATTAAAAACTCAAAACTACTACTATTTGTAATACTTAAAGAAAAAGGAGCTAAAAAGTCTGAAGGAACGTTTAAGTATTGGTTTCCGCTAGTCATAGATCCAGCAGCGTTTTTTTGAAACTCATTTAATTGAACAGATTTTAATATTCTCTCTTCAGCTAACTCAACAAACGTGCCAATACTTGCAACAAAAGACGTTTCATCGTTTTGAGTATAATCTTGCACCGTTTCGCGTAATGTTGTGAATGTAAAGCTCATTATGTTTGTACCTCAATTTCTCCTACTGAACCTGTAGCTACCAAATTATTTGGAGGATTAATACCATTATCAGTACTTCCACCCACAGGATTCCAACCCCATTGTATGTTTCTTTGTTGTACTAAATCTTGTTCTGGTCTAGGATTTTTAAGTGCTTGAGGGTCTGCTGGAACGTTTGGAGGAGATAACTGAGGATGTTTGGATTCATACTCATCTTCTCCAACAAGAAAACCATTCCACTCTAACCGCATATCCTTTAAACGGTATCTAAAACCAGAACGGTCTGATATTCCGTAAGCATTTGCATCTGAAGCGTATCGTCCCATCTTATCCTCTAATTAAAACTTTTTAACAAACTCAAGACCTGCACCAGTAATATTACCTTTTGCATCCATTTTTACTCTAGTACCTAAAGACGTGTTTTTAGTGTTGAAAGGATTGTTAATATTATAAGTTACACCATCACCGCTAACTTTAAGACGCCTAAGAATTTTGCCTCCCGGTATATTAGAAAGCATATCCCCTGTGTCAAAACTAAAGTTTTTTTTGTAATCTGCCATTATACCCTCAAATAGTTAATACTAGGTTGTAGTTTAAGAGAAACTCGATCTTCATCTTCTTGTGCCGCTCGTAAAAACTCTTCTTCATATAAAGCTTTTAAGATTTGAATACGATCTGGTGCCTTTTTTACAGCTATATAATAGGCTAATCCAGCTATCATACAGGGATAAAATCTGTAAGGTAGGTCAGCAGTGTTTACCAATGCGTCAGCATCTTCAATACGCTTCACATAATAGTATCTAAGTTCGTCCGTGCTGTTTTCTGGAGTTGGCCAGACAGAAACAGTTGGAGTAATTGTTCTTGCAAAATAATATTGAGAGGGTCTCCCAGTTGTGGATTTATTAGGGATTTCTAAGTAATCTCCCCTAGAAATAGAATTTATAGCAAGATCAGAACTATCTCTCCTTATTACAACGTCTAACAAATCACCCACAGCTTGAGCGTTTTCTAAAGACGGAGAAGAAGTAACTGTTGTTGTTGCAGCACTTGTTCCACCAGTAATTGTCTCAGTAGCTGAAAAAGTCCCTGTTGGAACAGATATAGTTACAGTGGAGCTGGAAGGTTTAGTTAGTATTGCCGCCGTAGCACCGCTTGTTCCACCAGTAATTGTCTCACCTACTGTAAAGCTAGTAGAAGAACCTATTGTCATCGTTATTGTACCTAAAGGATATTCCGACACACCAGAAGCCACTGTTTGAGAAGCAAACTTCACCGTCCATAAATTTAAACCGCGATTAGCCCATTCAGCAAATAAAATATTTAAAGATCTTCGAGCTGTTTTAGCTTCGTAACCAGTACGGATTTCTATACCACACCGTTCATAAGCTTCCTCTATGATATCTGCGACATCTAACTCAAAATCTGTTGAACCTGAAGTCGCCATTATTTCTTACCCTTCTTTTTTTTAACTTTTCTAGGCTTTCCCTTATCAGATCTAGGTTTTCTTTCTATTACGGGTTTTTCTACGGGTTTTTCTTTTTGAAAGATACTTAGTAGTTTTTTTAGAAACTCTTTCATTTTTTTTCCTCCGCGACGGTGATTTTGTAATTTGTTTCGCCATTTGAGATCGAGCTATAGTCATTGGATATTTTCCTTTGAATAAAATCTTCCCACAAGGGCTTAATCATTCTATAGTTTTCAGACACCTTAAAAGAAGTTATTTCGCTTCTTTTATCTAAAGAGATTAAGGTAGAACACATCCAAGTTATAGCCCCAAAAACCACAAGAACAATAATACCAGTTGTTGTTTCTTTTACCATTTTAACAACATCTCCATCGTTCTTAAATCCTATGCGTGGTAGAACATCATCATATCAGTCACAGGTACTGCCCAAGTAACGTAGCAACCGTCTGGGAATAAAACTCCTTCGTCAGGGATAAAAGCGTCTTCAGTAGTGTTATCAGTACCAAGAGTTCTTGCTTTCATTTTAACTGTGCCTGTCACACTTGCATTTCTGACGGAAACAATTCCTGCTGTTCCTCCAGATACAACCGTGTATCCTTTAAGTCGAGTTCGCCCTGCAAAAACAACACCTACAGCATTGGCGTTTATTCCTGCTGATACATTTCCTGCGGGGTTCCCAACAGCCGTTATGCTTGCGATAGTTAAGAAATAACCAGAACTTGTTGCTGTTCCAGTGTCTGCACCTGTAACAGTTTCACTTAAAGCACTACCATTTACATCTGTTCCAACAACAGTAAACGATATACCTGAATCATCTCCAGCGGACAAAATTGTAACTTGTCTTCCAGAAGCGTTTGTCACACTACCGCCAGACGCTAAAGCGCCGCCAATAGTTAACGCAGCATTGTTTCCAACTGATGCTGCTGTTGAAATTCCGTCTGCGTCTAAAGCGACCTCATCGCTAATAATGACTGGTACTACATCTGATCCTGCCATTTTAATCTCCTTTATAAAATTGGTAGGGGTTTCCCCCTACCTAGATTAGATATTATGCTATTTGCACATATTCGATGATAAAAGTGAAAGACCCAGCAGTTGTCGCATCGACTGTATTCGTGATGTTACAATAAATTGTCCGTTCTGCTGAAGTGTATTGAGCAGAAACAGGAGCTGTCGTAGCATCCTGAGTGGTAAGCACTAGAGAAGTCACTGTTACGTTTCCAACTACAACAGTTGTACCACCATCAAGAATTTCATCTGTCTGAGCCGCAACAATTTGTGCGCCTGAACTAGATGTGCCAACCTCATAACCAATGTCGCCAGTTCCAATGACAGGAGCTGTAGCACAAAAGATTTTAATGTTGGTAATGATTGTGTTTGCTGGTTGTGTGAACTCACCAATTGCTGGGCTATCCCCTGCTGTAGTGTTAACAGTAACACCTGTCGCAAAACCAACGTGTTTTACATATTTGTTAGTAACAATACCTGTTGAAGCAATAACTGCGGTATCAGTGTATGCACCTGTCGTAGTATTTTTTGATACTACTTTAAATCCGTTTTCGGAGCGGACCGCTCCTGTAAATGTTGTATTAGCCATGTCAATCTCCTTGTCTTGGCAAATGTCAGCCACAGAATGCGACTGTCAAGGTATCTTTACGATACACCACCTTGTAACAAAAAGAAAGAGGTTAAGTATTCTCAGACTTATTCGCTTGATTTCTCTTTAAGAACTAATCCGAATATAGCACAAACTATACCTGCCCAAGTTAATATTGGCATACTAAGCAAAATGCCTAACCCAACGCCAACAACAGCTGCAGCTCCATAACTTGAAGGCTCTTTTAATCTTCCTTTAATCCAATCCATTTACTTTCTCCTTGTTAAATAAAAAAAGGGGCGACAAAAGCCGCCCCAAGTGGTTCCATAAGGCATACGGAATTACGCTCCCGGTGAGCCGTAGATACAACGAGGGTCTGAGAAACCAAAAGAATATCTTTCTCTTGCTTTAAATCTCATATTTCCTGTATCAAAGTCAGCTTCCATATTTGTGGATAGCGCTGTTCTTTCAAAATGAATCATTCCGCGTGGCGCGTCAGTCATCACAAAGAAAGCATCTGTATCGGTCAAGAAGTCATTAACGGCATAACCCTCTGGAAGCATTCCCATTGAGCGCATAGCGTTAGTGTCATTGTCTGCTGTACCAACACGAAGGTTAGAAGTCATTATTCTTTCAGCAACAAATTGAAGCTGACGAGGAATAACGAGTTTCATACCGCGTAGTGCCACTTTCAGACCACGCTCATCAACAAACCCAGCGATGTTGATCAAAGAATCTTCCAAAGAAGTTTCGTTAAGATCAGCAGCTGTACTTGGCTCGTTTGCAAACGTGCTACCGTTGGTTAGAGGGTGAGAGGCATCACAAAGTGCAACTCCGTCACCTCCAGCTGATGCTCCAGCTGTAAATGCGTTGTTTAACACTGCTGCGGCTTTCACCTGTTTAGTGTGTGCCATTGATCGAGCGAGTGCACGAGTATAACGAGAAGATAGACGATCATAGAGATTATCCTCAACTGCTTCCTCTGTAATAGAGAACGCAAGTGCGATTGTCTCATGATTGTATCTCGCCGTATATGCTTCGTTAGCATCGTCGAAATTAACAGCGGAACCCTCCGACTTAGTCGGGGCGGCTCCAAACCCAGATAGCATCACTTCCTCCTCGAACGCTCTGTCCGATGATTCAGTAGTGAAAATCTCTGAGTGTTGGTTCTCGTACCTGGAGTACTCCATGCCAAACAAGGCATTGAGACCAGGCTCTAGCTCTTTCGCTAGTTGTGCGCGTGATATAGCCATATCTTAGTCTCCTATACGCCAGTTGTAGAAACAGTGGCCGCAACAATTGAGCCAGTAGGCGCATTGAAGTGGTTGTTTATACGAACGATTAGTGGGATACCAGCAGCAGTGAAGTCAGAATTGTCTGGATCATTTTGGATGCCCATAATTCTTAACGCCAATGTGTTGGTGGTTGCGACTGTATTCAAGTCCGCTGTTGCAGAAGAAATACCAGTAGTTGTAGAACCACTGTTACCCGTAGCAAAAGCAATGTTTGCGAATACAGATGTACGAACTTCCGCTTCAGTGTTCTGTCCCGACACAACATTAGATGTTGCAATCGTGAACAATTGATTTGGATCATCGTACAAAAAGGCTTTGACAGGGAAATCTGAATCCGCACCAGAACCAGGCCAATAGTTTGACCATATTGTTTCACCAGTTGTTGAAGAAACGTACTCACAACCTCCGAAAACTCCTACAATAGAGACGTTACCACCAGCCGCAGCTTGTAGATCGTCAATGACACCCGCAGCTAACGGTATAACCGCCATGCCTTGGTAAATTGGATTAGAGTTATCAGAAGCTATGCGATATTCCGTCATCCCGGTAGAGTTGGTCGATTGACCAATTTTTCCAATCGGTCGGAGACCGAAGGAACCGTTAGAATTTGCCATAATTAGCTCCTATATAGCTAAGTTGAATTTATTCAGTGTCGCGGTCGCGTCCACCAAAGCTCACTCGACTTGATCTCCTATTTTCAATAGGCATTGAAGGGTGTTGTTCCTTCATCAAGTCTTGATCCACAGCTGTCATTTGATCACGGGTCCGATCCCGATAATATGCGGTTCTCTCAGATACTGTTTCTTCAGGTATTCTAGCAAGCATAAGCCCGCCGTTACCAATTACCCCAGCGTGTTTCCCATCCTCAATAGTAGCAAAGTCACCATTAGGATACTCATCAGCTCTTACGGGTTCCCAACCTTCACGCAACTTTGAGTGAACGTTCATGGAATCGTCGTCACCTCTAAGGGATGTCCTAATCCAACGATGTTGATACCCAGGTTTGGGTTCTGGGGCTTCTAGCCTGCTTGGGGGTGCCCAAGGTTTTCTCCGTGTATCATTTTCACGGGTTTGTTGTGACCGTTCTGTTCTGTCTGACATTACCTTTTCCTCAATCTTTGACATACTTAGCGTACTCCTCTAAAGGAACCCCAAGTTTTTTAGCAATCGCAATTTGCGAGGGTGATAACTTGACGGTCCTGCGCCCGGTTTTTGTTGTGCGGGATGCGGAAGTATCAGCCGATGCGACTCTGGCACTTCCCCCGTTTTTTCGACCAGCGTTAAAACGTTGTGGAAACTCGGTTCTCATACGCTTGTCAATCTCACTATAGTACTCATCTGCTTGCGGGTCAAACCCTTCTTCTTCAACAAGCTTACGATGAATACCAAAAGCGGCATAAGTCATGACTTCATCTTGACCAAACCACTCGTTTTTTTCTGCCCAACCTTCAGCTTTTGGATCAGCTTTTGGAGGTG